CTGTTCGTTTTCTGCTTGACCAAAGCCACCTTCTTGCTCATAGTCATCATTACCACTGACCTTATCATCATACTCTGTTTCATCTTCGTTTTCTTCTTCAACAGGTATTTGACTACCAAGATCGCGTGTCATCATTACCTTATCTTCTTGTGTTAACAAATCACGTAGTGCTGGATCAGGTATAGTGTTAACATATGCTTGTTCAAATTCTGGTATAGCATTTTGTGGAGCAAGCATACCAATAATTTCACGATTAACAAGTGCATCAATAATTGGATTACCTTGTACAAGTGCCTTTGCTTCTTTGGCTAGTGCTAATCTATAATTGGTATCTGTTGCTTCGTAATCTGTATTATAATGTACTTCGCCTGCCCAACGTTGATTCATAAAACGTGCAGCATATGTGAAAATCATTTCTTCACATACTTCCATTAATCGTGCTTTTGCCTTTGCTGTTTTATGTAATGTTTTACGTTCTTCAATAATACTTATGCCTGACTGTGGTTGATGACGGCTTGTGCGTAATCCACCTAATCCTGTTAGGCTTTCAATTTGTTCTAAAATATCAGCCTGCTTTTTCATAACTGTATCAACATCAGTTGTTGAAACAGGTATGGCTTCTACTTGACCTTCTGCTGCACGAACGATTGCACCTGCTTGCGCTGGTACTGCAATGCCTTTATCAGCACGAATTAATGTTTTGGCAAACTGTATTGAAGTATAGGCTTCGCATTCTAATTTATAATGTTCACGTTGTGCATCACTGGCTGCGTCAATATCGCTAATGCCTAAATCAATTGTGCGTGGATCACGACGACCATATGCAATGAATACTGGTACGCTCATGCCAGGAGGAAATTGTCCTTCACCTGTTATTTCTGCATCTTGATCTAGTTTGCTGCCTACACTTTGTTTAGGTACTTCATAACTTACCCAATGACTAGGATTTTCGCTATCACCAAGATGGTAACATTTTATATAAAAATTTTCACCATCTTCATATTCCATTACCTTAACATATTTGACGATTGGTCTGCCACAATAATATTCCCACTCCCAATCCCAAACATTAATAGGACTGATTGCTACAACATAGGGTCTGCCAAGATTTCCTTCTTCCATTTTAGGCATGTCTACTGCTACCCAGCAATGTCCAAATATGCTAGTCAAATCGCCTACTTGCTCCATAAAGCCAGTCATGTCACGATTCTGCATATCGCTGTCTAGGCAGAATAAGTCGGCCCATTCGGTATTCTTTGGGTCAATGTTCACACCTTCAGGTGTAGCAAACTGTAAATTTCTTTTAACGCCTGGCTCAAATAATACATCGTTAATTGTATCAACAATATAACGGCTAATAGGTTGCGCTACTGTGTTATTAATTAAATCGATCCATAATGCTGAATCTTCACTAGGACGCTTTTTGCGTACATATTGTTTGAATGTATAGCCACCAAGATATGCATATTGATAACCAAGCATTTGCTGATACACAGCCTGATACACTTGGTTCTTTTTCATCAAATCTTTTATTTTCATTAAGGTTATTCCAATATAGGTTGCGTAGTGTATTTATGCTGTGCCAAATAGTTACATACACTATGTTTACGTTTAAAATGCGGTAGATAGTCAACATTACCACAATGCTCACAAGTACGCCACATATATTCAGGATTACCAAAATTCTTATTATATGCTTTATATTTGCGTTGTAATACTTGTCTGTCTTTGACTGTACCGCAACTTAAATGATGTGGATTTACGCATAATTTGTTACCACATTGATGTAATACTTCTACTTTGTCACCATAATCAATATTACCATGATATTCTACCATCATGATACGATGCACAGTAGCCATATTTAATTCTTTACTAACTTTCATCATACCATATCCAGCATTGTTTGTGGGTCCAGTCCATGTCCAACACTGTGTTTTGCTTTTATTACCATTCTTATTTTTAGGTATATTTGATCTGCGCATCAATCGTTCTAATACTGTTTCTGTTCTACGTCTAGGCATAATTTATTAACTCCACTTCATTTGATTTGTTTCTTCAGTTTCTTCACCAAGTATTTGTGCCCATGTAGGACCACCTGGATATAATGGACTTTCTGGCATGTGTTCAAGTCCTGGTCTTGCGCGATTAAGTAATCGTTCATCCATGCCAAGATATTCTGGATAAGGTACACTATCATGTGTAATTGGAAATAGATGATGTATACCATAACGTAAACAATCACCTAGACCGTCAATGTGTGCATATTTTTGTTCAGTATATTTTACCAAACGTTTGCGTGAGGCATCTTCAAAATGATATGTTTGTAATGCCTCAAGCAAATATTTGTCATCAGGTTTTACTGCCAACCCATTACGTTGTATAAAGGCATTGGTTGTATTATCTGTATCTGTAACTAATGGATTACTCTTACGTGTATTAATAATTGTAAAGCCATACTTTTCTAATATAACACGATCTGTTACACCAAATGGACTGGTAGTGTCACGATTAGTTTGTGTGCCTGACATGTCTATAATACTGTTAATGCGTCTACGTGGAAAATCCTCACGTATTGCTTGTGCTATACCTTCTGTGCCACAATCTGGTATAGCATAACTTTTTAGTATTTCCATTGTGCCATGATTCTCACCAGCATGTTTTACTTGCGCAACCACAGCACACATTACACGCTTGTTAAAGTCGTGGAATGTGTACAGGTCCCCATGTCTATCTACAATTTCACGGCAGTGTTTATGTTTATCAAATGTATAAAAGAATTGGTCAGCAACGCTTTCCCACTGACACATATAATCTTGATTGAATTTTAGTGGTGACAGTATACGCTTCTGTTCGTCAATATATGTGCGATTCCCACTACGCATTTGCATGTAGTTAAAATGTCTGACTATATAACGCTCTTTTTTAGTTAATGCATATTGAAACAAATCATATAATGGTCCAGTGCCATTAGGCGTGCTAATCACAATTAATCTACCAGCAGTATCAGGTTGTCCAACACGTGGGCGTAAGCGATTGGTTATTTCTTGCAATGTTTCTTGCGTATACAATGCTGCTTCGTCAGCGATCCATACGCCTACGTTTAGACCACGTAAATTTTCACGCTGCTCTGCACTTTTACAACGTATAAACACGCCATTAGGAAACTTAATTGTAAGTTCACTGTTGTTTATATCAACACCATCTTTGAGACCAAAATGCTCCATGCAACTATTTTTCAGTTGTTCCCAAATAAGTGATTTGATCATTGCACCTGTTGGCGCACTATAGATTATGTCTTTGCCTTTATGATATCTGTAATCACTAGCAAATATTGGTAATGCGATAGCGGCAAGAAATGTTTTGCCGCTACCTACTGGTAAGATATCGATGCAATGCTTATCGGTATTTAACCAATCATGTAATACTGTGGCTTGTTCGCCATATAGTGGTATGTCAATTTTTTGCATGTTCTTTCATGTAACGCTCTACCATATCATTGTATGTTTCATCACGACTTAATTTCTTTGGTAAATTAGTTTTTAAATCGATATGAAATGGTATAGCCAATGCGTTGACAACGCCACTACCAGGCATGAATATTTGTGTTTGATTATTTTTATAATTGTTAGGATTAAAGTTTGGTGATGCGAACCAATATATTGTATAACCTAAACTATCTAGGTAATCATATATTTCTGGTAGTTTACCTGTTTGATGTTCATAAAATATTACTGGCAAGTTATTGCGTATCATTTGATCCATGCCCATTAATACTTCATACTCATGACCTTCTACGTCAATCTTAACAACTTGTGGATCAGGTATATGATGCACTTTAACATAATCATCTAGTTTGACAATATCGCATGGCTGTCCAGTTTCTGCTAACATTAGTTCGCCATTGTTATTGTTAGTGCCTGGCTCAAAGTCCTGTATGTATGCAGTACCATTTTTATCACTGCATCCTACATTGTATGTGCTAATGTTTTTGACATGTCCAGTATTCATACGCAATAGTTTATAATTTTTGTTGTTAGGTTCAAAGGCGTACAAATGTTTGGCATGCTCTGCTAGACCTAAACTATGAAAACCAATATTAGCGCCTATATCATAAACGACTGTATCTTTGTGTATAAAGTTGTTTAATAAATTAATTTCATATTGTGTATATTCACCATAATAATGTAGGCTTATTCCAATAACATTATCACCTTTGTAAAAATTAACTGATCCATAACGTGTTGAACTGTACATAACCTTATCAGTTAGTTTAGGGTCAGCAAAATGTATGTTACGTTCATTAAACAAATCTGGCGTAACATATTTTGTTACTTCTATTGGTGTTGTTACTATTTCACTTGTTATTTGCATTTGATTTATTCCTTTATTGTAAATGTAGCAGGTATGTCTGTCCAAT